ATGTCGATACCGTATTGTGTAGATGCACTAGTATTTGATCCAATTGCAATTGTGTTCGAAGTAGTTGCGCTCGCCCCATGACCTAATGCCAGAGCACTTGCCCCCCAAGCATTCGCTTGCATTCCAACTGCGGTAGCATTGCTACCATTCTTGGTTGTAGCGTTTGGTCCAATCGATGTACCGGCATCTCGCTCAACGACCGCGCCAGTTCCGATTGCGACGCCATTATTTCCGCCCTGACTAGAACCTACTCGAGCGTCGTTTCCGACTGCAGTTCCAGATGTCCGACTAGATTGTACCTTTGCATTTCTACCGATAGCGACGTTAAATTGGCCGTTTGAAGATGCAGTTGGACCAATTACTACTTGTTGGAGTTCACTACTAGAAGCAGAAGCATCTGGACCGATAGTTACACCAGTATTCCCTACGCTACCCAAAATGTTGTCATCTACAATGCTTTGTACACCAGCAGAGTCTAGACCGCCGCCAGTACCAAGGTTATCTATTTGAGACTGAATGTCATCTGTAACTGATTTGACCGCAGCCGCAGAAGGCACTTCTGTAGAAGTTGCTCCGTCCAGATCTTGAACGAATGACTCCATGCCAGGATTGACGCCATCAAAATCGTCTTGTAGACGCAGAGGGTGTCCTGTCTTGATGTAAGTATCGCCGTCCAACTCAATATAATCGGATGTCTCTAAGTCGATCTTGCCTTCTGCAGTGAGGTATATATTATCTTCGGAAATAATATCCATATAATCGACGGAAGTGATATTGACATTTTCAGCAGCGGAGATATCAACATCATCACCAGCAGTTAGTTCGATATCGTCACCAACATCAACGCTAAAGTCGTTTAAAGCTTCGAAATCAACGTCCCATAGAGAACTACCGCCAATAGAGAGTAACTTTGGATCAGAAGGTGCGTCGCTATCCCCATTAAGATCAGCAGATGTGAATAGTTTTGCAAAAGATTCACCACTAAGAACGATCAGGTCTCCATTGACCATCATGTTAGTATCTACAGTAAATGTTTTTTTGTTTGACATATTAGGTGTCCCGCTTTGTTCAGAAAGAAGGTTTGGGTTATTTGTTTCACCTGAATTTACATCAGGCGCATCTACATTTGACATTTTGTTATACCTTTGGTTTATTCAATTGTGCAAATCGCTGATATTTATAACTAGCCTTCTTTTTCTAAATCCCAAGCGACTCGACGTGCTGGTAGTGGGGGTGTCTTAGGACGTTGTACCCACAAGTGACCATTCTTCTCAGCATCGCTGAATATAGCAACGGTGATAAAGAATGCACCAAGCACTGCAAGGTGGCCACCCACACTATAAATGCCATACTTCCACGTGTAACCGGCCCAGAAAGTAAACACTACTGACCACATCACTGACAAGTAAAACATGAGAATAAACTGTACAAGTTCATTCGGAATGTGTCTCAGTGGATTGACTTTCAAATCAAAGAAAAATCTGTAAAGATCGTAAATTGCAAATCCGACACTCTTGAACATTTCACTATTCCTCTATAAATTGTCTACTTTGATGGTAGACCTTCCTGAATGAAAACACCAAGCGTACCGATCTGTCCTTCAGACAAACCTTTTGCTTGACCCCACATAAGACCAGACAATGGGCCGCGAGTCTCACCATTCCTATATGATAAGAGAGCGTCGATAATATAATCAGCGTCCTTTCCTACTAATGCGGGAAACGAACCCATACCCTGACCTTCTGTTCCATGACAACCTGCACAAACCATCCATGTACCACGAACATCTTCAAACCGATCTTCGTCTGCAAATACTGGTGCACTGATTAGTAACATTGATAATAATAAGTTTTTCATAACTATTCCTTTCTTAAAACTGGTCTTCTTCGGTCGAACCCGTCATAGCTGCGGTAGACGTAGAACCCAATGTAGTTGTAATGGCATCGAAGTAACCGACACCCACTTCTCTCTGGTGCTTCGCACCTGTGTATCCACGTGACTCTGCAGCAAACTCTTCTTCTTGTAACAACGAGTATGCGTACATACCTTCATCTTTGTATCGGTTTGCGAAATCAAAGACAGAGTAGTTGGTCTGGTGGAATCCTGCAAGTGTGATAAACTGGAACTTGAATCCCATCTTACCCAACTCACGTTGAAAATCTTTTAGTTCTTGATCGCCTGGAATTGATTTGCGCCAGTTGAATGACGGTGAACAGTTGTATGCCAACATTGCGTCGGGCACTGCACCTTTGACTGCGTCAGCGAAACGCTTCGCATCCTTCAAGTCGGGTGTCGATGTTTCACACCAAACGAGGTCTGCGTATTCTGCGTATGCCTGACCACGCACACAACCGAACTCTAGTCCCTTGCCCTCTTCGAGCATATAGAAACCTTCTTGTGTGCGACATTGAATAGATCCCGCAGTACCCTGCGCGACTCTCTTGATAAATGGTTTGTCGATGAGCGAAACATCACTAGAGATTAGTTTAGCAGACTCAGCATCGGTACGAGCAATAACGACTGTATCAGTGCCAGCAACGTCACTAGCAAGGCGAGCGGCATTAAGGTTGCGTAGAGCTTGACTAGTCGGTATGAGAACTTTTCCTCCCAAGTGGCCACACTTCTTCTCGGCAGCAACTTGGTCTTCAAAGTGAACAGCGGCAGCACCTGCTTCAATAAGATTTCTTGCAAGTTCATACGCATTTAGAACCCCACCGAATCCTGCTTCAGCATCGGCAATAATAGGGGCAAATTCAAACCCGTTTCCATTTTCCAGATATTCGATCTGGTCTTGGCGTCTAAATGCATTATTGATGCTACGCACAACATTAGGAACGCTATCGACAGCATATAACGACTGATCCGGATAAACTTCGCCATGAGAGTTGGCCGACGCAGCCACTTGCCATCCCGAAAGATATATCGCTTTGAGTCCTGCTTTAACGTGTTGTACTGCTTGTTGTCCATTATATGCTCCAAAAGTATTGATGTACTCATTTTCTTCAAAGAGTTGACGTAGTTTGGTTGCACCCATCTTTGCGAGGGTGTGATCGATTGATACGGTGCCTTGAAGACGACGAACGTCTTGGGGTGAGTAATCTCGTTTTTTCATAACAAATCCTGTAATAATATGGTATCCAGTAGGGGGTTCGAACCCCTGTTCCCGCCGTGAAAGGGCGGTGTCCTAGACCACTAGACGAACCGGACGTTTCACTGCATTATATAGAGTTACTTTAAATCCTCAATAAGGATAGTAACCTTTCCCTTTTCCCCTTCTACGAAAATAGCAAAGTCGGACACTTCGACATGAACCTGATCGCAAAAGTGTTTTGACACTTCTCCGGCAGACTTGTCGATAGCAGTCTCAATACACTGATATACGCCAATGATTGTTCCCATAGGATCAAATGCGACGTAGACCTGTTGAGTACTCAGCTTACCATCATTAAAATATGCGGATGGATATGCTAATTTTTCCACTTTCGTTACCTCTTAGGATGTTGTTATTATATCATATATCGAAGTAGTATACAACCGATAAGAACTCTTTATTCTTAAATCTCACGACAAAATCTGTACGATCCTCTATAGGAACAATTACCTTTCTTGTCTTGAGAATCGATCGTTTTTCTTCGTACGACTTCTCAAATAACTCCCTTACAATTCTTTGTGTGTCCGTCTCCAACGGAACAAAATCTTCGGGAGTAGTAGTATTTAGATAAAACGCAATTGCAAGTTCAGGTAACATACTATTCTTCCACGTAAAATATATGGTCACCAATGCGGCCAACCAACGTCATCTTTCTACTAAAACTCCAATCAGGTTCTACATAATCGGCGTGGTAGTGCGTAGCACCTTCTGTGATACCCCTGAACTTCCTGTAAGAAAGAATATCTTCTGCAATACCCTTTGACCTCAACCAAGCGTAGGTCTCTACTGGAACGTCTGATTGTCCATCACAGTACCAACTAAACTGACACATGTTTCTCTTAGGAATGAATCGTCCACGCTGTACACCCCAATCACTAAACACAGCTTGTTTAACAACACCACATATCGTATCTGGATACTTATCATTCTTAACACGATTGAGAGTAACGTCTGCGACAGCATATTGGCCTGCAAGACTTTCACTCCGTGCTTCGTGATAGATGTTTAGAGATAGACACTCAAGTTCGTCCATGGCGTTAATCTTAACATTCTCGGCATTTACATATCCGACATATCCGAAGATTGATAACAAAGTTAATGTACACACGCCACGGAAGATTTTCATAGAGTCATCCTTAAAAGTTTCTCCAACTTCTTAATCTTCTTCAGTTGTTTAGGAGTTGGATTCTCTCCAGCTTTACGACGAAGAATCGCATACTCTCTAGTAAGATTAGCTTGATATACCATTCTGCATTTCCTCCTCACTATACATAAACCCAAAAGAACTTTGGACCATACTAGGTTGGGCACTAAAATAGTTTCTAACCATCATGAATGCTCTGCGCAACTCAGGGTCGGTGTCGAGTTCTTTATCTTCTAGGATAGCGAAATCTAGTTCGTCAACAACTATTTTATCGAACTGATCATCGTCGACGTAAACGTCTAGGTAAGGCATAGTACTACTCCACTTTTTGATTGATGCGAGTATTATACTATAATAGATGTCACATGTCAATGAATTTTTTAAACAGAATGTCAGAAAATATGACTTGAGTCTTTTCGCCAGGGTGGCCATGAGGTTTAAGATCATTATTCTCAACTGCGATCGTGTATAGATCCTTTTCCTTTCCCGCACCTATGCGGCTTGTATTTTTGAGATCTATGATGGAATTCTTTAACCAAGACGAATACGCTGGCATACTTCCTGTCAAAACACTATCATCTGCATCAGGCTTTTCGTCGCGTAAGATAGACATAATGTTTGTCCAACATCTTCTGTGGAAGAACCCCTGCACAAGTTTGATGTCCATGCTGTCGCATAAAAGTTCTAGGGTTTTGATTTTAGTGAGGGTGTGCATCACGTCTGTACGTGAGTCATAAGCGTTATCAAACCAATCTTCTATAACACTACGTTTTCTACGATCGTATATTCCCTGAGTACGCAGTGGAGAAAATTGAGTAACATCATTTTGTCGTTGAATCTTAATCTCTCTTTCTTTAGGCATGTACTCGACAAGTTCGGCGCGTTGGAATGCAGACCATATTACAACGATATGTGTAACAGGCGTTTCTTGTCTAGGACGATGGAGATAATCCGTAACTTCACGAAATATTTTATCATTACCGGCACCACAAGAACCCAAGTTGGTATAGGGTATCGCCATTTTACCCGCAAGAATATGAGTGAAAGTCAAAGGCCAATGTGTGGGTGGATTGTTATCAAAACCTTTCAGTTCGTCTCCCCAGACGAAACTACACCCTGCGGTCAGTAACATTAGTTTTTCTCTTTATAGTCTTTGATCGCAGCCTTGATCGCATCTTCTGCGAGAACACTGCAGTGAATTTTTACGGGTGGAAGTGCGAGTTCTTTGGCGATGTCTGTATTACGGATATTCCCTGCGTCTTCGATATTTTTACCTTTGACCCATTCGGTGAGCAAAGAACTAGAAGCAATAGCACTACCACAACCATAAGTTTTGAATTTCGCATCTTGAATAATTCCATCATCACCGACAAGAATCTGGAGTTGCATAACGTCACCACACGCGGGTGCACCGACCATGCCAGTACCAACGTTGTCGTCTTCTTTGTCCATCTTTCCCACGTTGCGTGGGTTCTCGTAGTGGTCTAGAACCTTGTCGGAATACATTACTCTGTCTCAATCTCTTCAATCAACATGTCACGCATGGCACGTGCCTGTGCGTCTTCAGGGTTATCTACACTACCATTATTCACAAACTTATATGCGAGGGTAATGCGTTGACACTCTGTATATGCGGCGTGCCAACAGTGTAGGTCTTCTTCATGACCTGCACCGAAATAATAGTGACGACACTGCCATCCAGGCACATCATCAATCTTGATAATCTCATCTGTCTTCTTGTCATAGTACTCAAAGAACCCGTCTCCGGTCTCTGACCACGTAAACAAGACTTGGTACGCATTGGCATCAAAGTTAGTATGCCAACCCACAAAACCGCCTGGCGGATAGTAAGATAGTAGAGCGGACGTATGTGCGCCAAGTTCTGACGCAAAGTCATATTTGACCTTTTGCATAAATCCACCCCACATCTCCTTATCTTCGCGCACCATCTTAGAGATTGGTTGTGCGAAGTATCTATCGGGCGGGCCAACCAGACCATCACGGCCGCGAGACAAACAGTCTTCGAGGTACTCACGAGATGTGTAGTACGACCCCAAGTCTACATCCTTGCGTTCGTGGTAGGTCCAATACTTTTCGTCGTTGTACGACGGTTTAGACAGCATCTCATCTGAGAAACTGTTTAGAGTCTCTAACAACTCTTTATTACGAATTACTACTTCAGTCATTGTCGCGAATAATCACCATTGAATAACGATCTTTCAGTGTATTTTTAAATACAATAGTATCACCAGATTTTAAATTTAATTGGTCCATCAAATCATCATTCAGTTCAAAGGCAATTTCGCCATCTTCAACTTCAACTACTGGACAAATCCAAGAACTAGAAATTATCTTGTTCGAATTCTTCATTTGCTTTCTTAATATCTTCTTCAGTACACACACCCATATGTAGTAGGAATGAAACTGTCGAATTAATACCTCTCTGTGTTCCTGTGGATTGTCCCACCTTATATGTTGTAAACATTAGTGCGACGGCTATAAAAGTATGCAAGTACGGATCCATTGTTGGACTCCTTATATTTTGAAGCCAGCAAACTTTTCACTATCTATTCGCTGACCAGAGTTGGAGTTATCAAAGGCTGGTCCATTATCTACTTCTTTATTTAGGGGTGAGTCGTTTTGATCAACGTCAAAAAGTCTCATTTTAGCTCGGTCAATACCCACGACAAACCTCTGATTCATATGAGGGTCGTTATATCTATTCTTTAACTGTTTCACTAAAATCTGATTATGAGAACTCAGTTCGTCGTTTGAGATAAGTGCGAACATGAGATCAGCGGTTGCGGGTAGTCCAAAAGACTCGGACGTATCTTCAAGCCCCAAGTCATCATTAGAGTAACCAGAACGAGTCGTCTGCGTTGCAGACACGACCGGCACGTCAAATTCCACGGCAAGACCACGTAGCTCTTCAGCAATAGACTTGATATACGTATACGAGTTAATAGCACCGCCCATACTCTTCATTCGGGAAGAAGCGCAGATATTCAGATAATCAATGAAGATTAGATCCGGAATAAACTTCTTCTTCAGTTTCAATTCATTCAATAGCGCACGGAAATGATTCGAGTGTGCACTACCCGTTGGATACTCTTTGATGATCAACTTGCCATTGGTCTTATCTGCGATACCTTTGACACGATTTGAAAACATCTCTTTACTAAGATTTTCTAACTGGTCTATCGGGACGTTAAGTAAATTTGCGTCGATCCTTTCTGCGATGCGTTCTTCAGCCATTTCCATAGTGATGTAAAGGACATTTTTCCCCTGTGACAGGGCAGCACCAGCACAATGACACATGAAGAGAGACTTACCGACACCCGTACCCGCCAGTGCGATGTTGAGGGTCTTATTAGGTAGTCCACCCTTAGTGATTCGGTTAAAGTAGTCCAGATCAAATGGAAGGCGTTCTTCATCTTTCGTATAAAAGTCATAACGTGCGTCCACCGATTCAAGGTAGTCGTGACCGATGTTAGTATCAAACGTTACTGACAACGCTTTAGATAGAACGTCGGGTATTGCATTGCGTGACATCGATTGGTGATTGCCATCAATAATAGTTATAGATTCCATAACTGCATTGAATACCGCACGATCCTGACACCACTTCTCAGTGCGTTCTACTAACCACGCAAGGTCTTCTTCCGCATACTTAAAGATGTCGGGGAGTATCTCCATCGCAACACGATAGTGATCATCTGATAAACGATCTGCCGCATCAATCTCAATCTTCAGGGCTTCTTTGCTAGGAAGATTGTTGAACTTAGCAATATAAGTAGTGAACTCTTTGAAGAGTCCTTTGTAGACCCCCTCAAAGTATTCGGGGGAGAGGAAGGGAGCAACCTTCCTCATATAAGAATCGTTAGTCAGTAGATTCCGTAGAATCGTCTGTTGTAGATTTATTTCTGTCATATGTCTTAACCGCCGCATCTAAGATATCTTGTAGTACTTCGGCTGCAAACTGCTGAAGTCCAGTATTTTCAATATTATACACACTTGTATCGGGTGTGTCAATAACATCAAAGTTAAAAGTTATCTGTGCGTTATCGGCATCAATTTTAACATTATCATAACGGATAGTGACATTTTCATATGGCGCACGTAAAAGATTCACATTCCATACATCTTTGTTCTCAACAACAACGGGTTCTAGCTTATAGTCTAGAAACTCTGACGGTTTGTCTAGGTTTAATTCACTCATGCTTCCTCCAGTTCTCCAATAAGTTCTGCATTGACTTCACTAGAATACCCGATCTTATAAGTCTTCTGTAAAAAGTCTGCGAAGTTAGTTGTTTCAAAAACGGGTTCCCAGAACTCTGCATTCAGGGTGTCTTTTGTTCGTACTTTAGTCCCAACGACTTCACCTGTAGATGTGTCAACTTTCTGATACCACCCATTAGAAGGCTTAATAACATAACCACCAGCGAGCGCAACGTCAAGTAGTCCTGAGTACTTCTGCACTCCACCTTCCCATGAGACGCCAATCGGGATCTTAGACTTCTCTTTGACATATCGGGACTTCTCTACGTTGATCACAAAGTCATAACCAACGATCTCAGTACCCTGTTTCTCTTGACGACGACCGATGATCCAGATGTTGTCGGCAGAATAATAGATACCAGTACCACCACTCACGATATCTTTTGGAAACAAACCAATCTCTTTGTAAGTGTGATTGATTGCAAGCATCGGAATGTTCTTCATCGCAAGGTATGGTGTTGACATACGGAACAGACCTTTCAGTGCCTTCGCACGTGACATGTCTGCGACACCCTTCTCGTTCAGTGCGTCCTCTAGTTCTTTCTTAGACGCAAGGTTACCGATAGAGTCAATGACAATAATGACATCATCTTCACGGTCTAGCTGTTCTAACTGGTTGATCATATCAAACTTGAGTTCTTCAACGTTTGCGATCGGTGTGTGCAATACCCGACTAGTATCAATACCGAACTGAGTGAAGTATGACTGAGGGGAACCAAACTCAGAGTCATAGAACAACATGACTGCGTCTGGTTTCGCGTTAAGATATGCACCCGCCATAAGTAAGGCAAATGATGTCTTAAAGTGTTTTGATGGGCCCGCAAGGACGGTAAGTCCTGGCGAGATACCACCGTCTACGGAACCAGATAACGCGACGTTCACCATCGGAACGTCGGTTGGTACCATATCTTTTTCTGTGAAGAACTTACTAGTCGAGAGAGTCGCCGTCTCCTTGATCTTGCTGTTCTTCTTTAGTTTGTCCATTATCGACATTCTTTTTGCCTCCAAAATCTACGAATGTAATATTGTTTACTTTTTCACGTTCATCGAGGTCATATTGTACACGATAAGACGTGTTGATGTCAAGTACTTTTTGCAACAAATCAAAACTTATTATTCCTCCATCTTCATGTTCATGTGTGGAGAAATTCAGAAACGCTCTCGTATCTTTTGGAAGACATGCGCCACCAAATCCGCGTTTACCGTCAAAGCCGGGCACTCTCGTGTGACCCATCCCAACACGGTCGTCTTTACCCACAGCACGAACTATAGTATTGTAGTTACAACCATATAAGTTGACGAGATCATACAACTGGTTAAAAAATGTGACCTTAGTTGATAAGAAAGAGTTGATGGTATACTTAACGAATGAGGCTTCATATGCAGTCATCTTGTGATAGTCATTTGACTCACACGAACTGAATATTTCGTAAATATCAATCGTCTCTATAATTGCAGACGGCGTACCACCAACAACATGGAAATCTGCAGAAACAAAATCTGCCTTAGCATTCTTCTCTGTGAGGAACTCTGGGTTATATGCAAATCGGTCTTTCTGTTCTTCGTTCATTGCAGAGTACAACCGATGTACCACATCTGGCGTAATAGTTGACTTGACAATGACCATAGCATCCGTATAGTTCAAACACTTGATAACTGCAGTCTCAACAATAGAGGAGTTTACCGATCCGTCGTCATTGGACGGAGTCGGAGCACAAATGAAAAAACACTGCGGATGATCTTCGCGATCCATCTCTTCCAGTTCTTCTACATCTGTATTGTATTTTGGATCATACAATCTAAACTGAACAATTGGATGAGTAAATGCATACTCTACAGCTTGTCCAACAAAACCATGTCCCACTATACCCAATCGAAACATTGACGATTCTTTTACTGGGTTACTCGACATTAGTCACCTCGTGATATTCTTTGTACCATTCATAGAATTTTGCGACACCTTCTGCGATACTTACTCTTGGCGAATATCCCAGTGATTGCAACTTGGTGGTATTAGACCAAGTTTCAAGTGTGTCTGCCGGATGTTTGGGTGCAAGGTTTTTGATTGCTTCTTTACCCGTGTTCTTCTCAATCTCACCGATAAAGTCCATCAACGCAACCTGTTCACCACGACCAATGTTAAAAATCTCTCCCGCATCAATTCCCGTGTTATTCAATACAACTTCAATACCATCTAGGATATCATCCACATAGGTAAAATCTCGTTTCATATCACCGTAATTGTACACGGTTATTTCTTGTTCGTCAAGGATGTTCTTGGTAAAATCAAACAACGCCATGTCTGGTCGTCCCCAAGGACCATATACTGTAAAGAATCGTAGACCAACTGTGTTCAATCCAGATGACTGCATCTGACACTCGTTTGCCCATTTTGTATAACCATATGCGTTTAACTGTTTACCAGTCTCTTTACCTTCTATCCAAGGCACCGGAGAACCTGCGTAGACACAAGACGTTGACGCATAAACGATGCGAACATCCGGTAAATGTGCCTTACAAACATCGATCAAGTTCTGGGTGGCATCGATGTTGTTAGCGTGATACTGTTTCTCTTTACCTAGCGAGTCACGCACACCCGCCATTGCAGCAAGGTGGATAATAGTATCTGGTTGAAAGTCTCGTAAGAGGGCTTCAACTTTAATTTCGTCGCGAAGGTCACATCCCCAGATATCAATGCCGAAGTGTACCATGCGGTCTCTTTTCAGTGATGGGGTGTATAGATGACTATTAAAGTTATCAATACCCTTCACAGTCAGTCCGCGTTTCTGAAGTCTATCGCATAACTGACTGCCGATAAACCCCGCCGCACCTGTTACTAACACTCTTTCCATATCAATTATTCCTGTAAATATATTCCAATGCCCTATCCGCTTCTACGATCAAGGGCCTATTCTCATACCAATTACCAGTCTCACGATCAAACTCACGGCACATATCTGCAATCTGAGTTGATGTTATAGGATAACCTTTAGAGTATGCGTTACCCGCAACCGCAAGCATTATCTTATACATCTTGAAATACCAACCAGTTTCACTAATAGTTTGGTACTCAACCGCAAGGCGTTTTGGCCAAAACGGACAGTCGCGGTATGACGACCATCTGTAGTCGGTGTTATTTAGACTGTCTTTACGATGTTGTATTATCGCCTGTTGCATAGATACAGGAAGTCTATCTAGGAAAGAGTTCCCCGTCTTTTCGTGATACGGATGTTTTGCCATCAACTCAGATATATTAAGAGCATCTCCCGAATTGACTATGAAGAACGAATACGCATCTGGATACTGTCCTGGCGCATAATACATACGTGCTAGGTCTTTGGTCTGTGGATCACCCAACTCACCTAGTTCGGTGTTGAGAGCGTGCCAGAACGACTTGATACGGTTGTTCTCCACCTGTTCATCGAGACGGAATATGATGCGAAATTTAAGGTTGTCTCTCCTACATCCTGCTGTATTATAAACGATATAGTCATACTGACCATACTGACCTTGCAACCAAGTTTTTAAGGACTCAGTATCATTGCAACCGTCAATAGGGTCATCCACATCAACGCAACACCAACTACTCCAATATAGAACAGACTTGTTACTACGCGTCGTACCGTCTTCGAAAACAGAAGGAGTAAGAAGAGGAGAACTATTGGGTCCACCTTTTTCTCCCGGCTTAGTGTAAGAATCACGAAGACACTCCACGAAGTCCATCCAGCTAAGGAATGTTGTCCGTCGATGTGTCTTGTTATCAAACTGGTTTTTAAAAATAGTTAATTCATACATTGGGGGTATTATATCATACACTAAGTGTATATGTCAACCAAAAAACTTTGGGATAAACTCATAGTAGTTAGTAAATTCTAGAACAACACCCGACCTATTGCATAATTTTTGCCAACGTTTTGCTTTCTTACGTTCGCCTTCAAGTTTTTGTTGGTGGTTCAAATTACCAGTATCATATACGTCATACAATAAACAAAATCGACCACCATAGGCGAGTAGTTCAGCCATATCGTAATGCGCCGTTGTTTTGTCTTTGTGAGTACCTAAGTCACTCAACTGTTTGCACTCTAAAAACCATCGGTTGTCTTCGGTATCCCAAAATACAAAATCACAGAACCTTCTACGTCCCGAATAAGGACATTTGAAAGGCGCACGGCGCCGATATCGGACATTATAAGCTTTGAGTTGTTCCTCAACTCGATCCTCAAAACGTTGGCCTTCTTCTTGACCTCTAGAACCAGCAGTTATATATTTGGTCTCATTGTCGAAGAGAGATTCCTCTCCCATAAATTCACATAAATTGTTCATTTCACACTCCTCTGTAAAAAAGGGAACCGAAGTTCCCTCTTGACTACGCACTGACAGTTTTTATGGGATTCTTACCTAATTTACGGTTATCCTCTTTGGTTTGAATCGCAAAATTTGACAGTTCGGTCTTTCCACCGTCAGCGTGTGGAATGATGTGTCCGATTTCAAATTCAGTAGTTAAGACATCTTCCATAAGAATCTCAACACCTTCCGGAGTTACCCAATCTTGTCCCTTGGCGGTAATCAACTTCTCTTCATTATTTCCACTCCTACGAGCATCTAGTTGGATAAAGTACTTAGAAGCATCGAACTTTTTAGTGATCAACGAGTTGCGGAGTTGGTTGAACCTGACCTCACGCGAACGTAACAATTCTGAAAAGTTCGCTGAACGACCGTTCTTGTTATATGAATGTTCAGTCTTGTCTTCGATCAAATCAATTTGTGCATTGATGTAGTCTTTCACAAAACTTTCTGGATTCTTAATTTTCTTACCTGACCTTAACTGATCTAGGTAAATAACAAACAGATCAAGCAATCCATTTTCACGTTTGAAGATCGACAACCTTTTACCAACAATATTAATGAATTGAGTAAATTCATTGGCGAATTTATTGACAAGTTTATTAGCGCTTACGTCATAATACATCAACTCCAGATTCTTATTGGTTATTTTAGACTCTAAACCTTCGATGTAGATCATACACAATCCAGCAACATAATCATCCAGTTTGCGGCGATTCAGTTCTTTTTGAGTAAAGACTTTAGAATTTAAGAAATTTTTCATATTGTCTGTAGCGACTTTCCTAATTCGATCAGATACATCAGAAAGAATTGGGTTTCTCAATTCTGCAGCATTTAACGTGACGCCACTATTTACAACCAAAAAGATACGAGTGATATCTTCCTTAGTAGCGTTTAGATAACTTTCCAAAGTTATCTTGCGAGATTCTAGGACAGTTTTTAACCCCAAAGGAAGAGTTGAATACCTGTTATTAGAAGGAGTAATTGCGTAGACTTCCTCACCTACCACATAGTTACCTTCTGGAATACCGAACTCATTTTTTTTATAAGAATCAATGCACATTGTACGGTTATTGGAATCTAGATTTAGGTACCCATACTTACCTATAAACTGAGAAAAGTATTCGATAGATTGCGTATCATTGTTCAGTTCAGCAGCTGCCAAACAAGATGGCACATGCGAAAGGATGAACTTAGATGGTGCGGTATTCAGTATTAGAGAAATAATAAACTCTTGTTTATCCGACACCTCCCAACGAGTTACCGACTGACAATTCAAGTCAGCATGTATAGATGGGATGATTGAAGCGTATGCCCCAAAAGTTGTGTTTGATGTTCTCGATTCAACAGATTTGTAAGTTTTTAAGTTTTTCATAATATACCTTTATATGTAAGTTAGGTTTTGTAGGAAGAGAAGGAGTCGTCATGAGTCGTTCTTCGAACCTACAGTCATATAGTACCAAAGTATAACCACTTTGGCAACACTTTTTATCGAATAATATCGATATCTTCAGGGTTGGTGTTCCACGTCTCAACAGTGTAACGTAGTCTACCTTCGTTCTTGAGTGTCTCATATCGTTTGGAGGCTTTGTTCTTCCACCACTCAATGATATTCTCAGTCTCGAATCGGTCAAAGTTCTCAGCGGATTTGAGTTCGTCGGTTCGAAGATTCATGTAATCTTTTACCGACTGTGCCTCGTGTCCGTAAGTACTATAGTATGATCTCTTACGTTCGGTAAGACTCTTCGCATCAAGGAAGGTCTGACAGAACTTTTGATATGCATCATTATCCACACCCTTGAGTGAGGCCTTGATGATCGATGCCATCTTTGTCTGTGTCTTCAGTTTACGAGATGACGCATCGGCGGGAACCAAATACTCACCCTCGTTTCGTTCCTTGAACCAGTCGTTCAGTGTACGAAACTTTTCATCATTAATCAAAGGCGCAAAGTTGCTGTCAGTCAATCCATTGTGGCGTAGGAATGGACGCATACCGTCATACATCGATGATGACTTAGATGAACCATACAAACTAGTTGTTTCGAAAAGACATATGTTTGCATCGTACTTTTTGTTTAACGCACGACGCACTAGATGCGAACAACAAATGCCCGCCAACAGTTTACCACCAAGGTAGTTATATCCTACAGGCTGGACAGGAACAATATTAAAACCCATTATAGCAGACTTGTTAAATCTTCTCATAACATCTGGATTCATGGTGTCAAGAGGCGCACCCAACCATTCGTTACGTGGACGCGAATTAATCGTAGGTGACCCAAAACGGATCATCCCAAATACTTGACCAGTGTTCTTCTCTTTGACGATGTAGAGAAGTTGTTTGCCTGGGATCGACGACTCGACTGGAGCGGATGTCGTGATCTCCATGTATGTCATGAAGTGATCCTGACGACACTCGTATATTGAGAATTCCATGTCGTTGGGATGAATAGAGAAGTCGTCAAACAAATCCGTCTCTGGGCCCATGCCAGGCAGAGATGCTGGAAAGGTTGCCATACGATCCATTTTGATAGAACGTTGGTATTCATCGATGCGATCGAAGCTGCCAAAGAAATCAGAAAAGACATTCGCCGCATGGATTGCGTCTGGCTTAGATAGAATCATGTATTACTCCCATTACGAAACACATTATACCAAAATATTGTCGGTCTGTCAACCGAAGAAGTCTTCAAGTGATGCCTGTGGTTCTGCGTCCCACCCCACTGCATCTAGGATTGGAATCAAAGGGTCTAGAAAAGTCTTGTCAAACATTAGATTATAATCAACATATTTGTGAAGACCAAGTTCCTTCGGTAAGTTGAGAGGATATGACACAACATTCTGACCTAAACGATTAGGCATCTTGAGATAAACAAACTTTATCTTCTCACCTTGTTTTACGGTCTCATAACGTTTACCAAGATTCTTCTCTCCAATCGCATTGTTATAACACAGGGCACCACGCACATGGATAGGAGTTCCCTTCTTAAAGATATTTTTGCGGTCTTGCCATTTGGTGAGGTTTGACACACCGCGTGGGAACGACACATCTTCGGGCGGAAGAGTCCCAAAGTGGGCCCGGAAGTCACGAATGTATCCTTGAGTGTCAGATTCGGTGCCTTCTACAATGACGCGGAAGATCTCTTTGAACTTATCACGGACAACCTGTGGGGTCGATGACTTGATCGCCTCAATACCCATCATCTTGAGTTTAGGTTCTGCGTACTGAACACCCTCATTGTTGTGCACGTTTAAGATGTATCGTTTCTTCGCCATCCAGATACCACGGTCTGCGATGACCTCACGACCCATCTCCATGCGATTCTCATAGGCACCCGTCACTTCGGCCATAGTCGCATAAGAGTCCGCAAGAACCTTCTCGAAGTGGTCTGCGCAAATCTTATCTAGGAACTTGACGGGATTGTTTGGCGCAAACTTCTCGACCAGATCACCCATGCGAATATACACGGAGTCGGTATCAATTGCGACGACGTAGTCCTCATCTGTTTTGAGAACATCTTGCATCGCACCATTGACCGCACGTTCTGCCCACTTGATTGCAAGTTGACCAGCAAGAGTAATAGACTCTGCGACACGTTGGTCAAAGTACCGGAACCAACGATTACCGAGCGCACCATAAAGAGAGTTCATAAGAATCTTAATGGCCATCTGTTGATTGTCAAGAGACGATATCCGGTATTCCAATTCTTTGGAAGGATTTTTCTGCATCTCTTGTTGCGCCTTGATCATATTGTCCTTTATCACACGACGCTCAGAATAGTATTGTTTAATGATTGTCGGGATGACCCCTTCACGATCATGCGAGAACCTAACTCCTGTGGGGGCCACAGAGTGTTCTTGTTGACCAACATCTACAGTCCCATCAAGGAACTTATCCACGGAAACACCATTCTGGAACCCGTCTAGGACAGTCTCAGGTGACATGTTATATTGAACAATGATGTTCGGATACAGAGAGTTCAAGTCAAACGATGTGACCCAATCGTGTGACCCTACCTGTGGGTCTTTCACATAACCGCCAGGATATGGAGTTTTTGGTTTTTCGGTCTTAGGGGGAACCGCAATCTTCTGTTTGTTTAGCAGTCGATAGATGATAGTGTCCCAGATGGCAGTGGTGCCTAGAGTATCATTATAGTTGACACCCGCCTTGTAAGCCATAGTGAATATGAGATCAAGCAAGTCGAGTTTGACATCTAGTTTATGAACTAACTCAACGTCCTTCACGTTATAGTCAATGAACTTCTGGTAGTCCTGTTCATAGAGCGTGTGAAGATTTCCGTGTTCTTCATAAGAGAGTTTACGTTCTCCTAGAACTACGTGCGAGATATGATCGAGACGATACGATTCTTGTTGGCCAAGAGTATTGTATGTGAACTTCTTGAAAACCTCTAGGTAGTCAAGTTGCTCGATACCATTGATGATATACTCTTGGTTCTGTTTACCATTGATGGTGATATTACGTTCTTTAATAAGTCCCCAAGGAGACATACGCTTTAGTAACGTGTCGTTACCGAATAACTTATAACAACGATTGACGATATATGGAATATCAAAGAATCGCGTGTTCCATCCGGTGATCACATCAGGCGCATACTCTTCGAATCTTCGGATAAACTTGCGGACAAGATCAATCTCATTATCGCACTTAATGTAAAGTACATCCTCGCGGGTGGGCGTGTAGTCACCACAACCCCAGACCCAGTAAGTCCCCGTGTCTTCACGCATACAGACAGCAGTGATGGGGTGTGCTGCATCTTCGGGAGAAGGAAAACCATCGGCAGAAAATACCTCAATATCTATGTTGGCAGTTTTGATTAAACTACGATCATAGGGGATTCGTTCAGGCCATTCTTCCGCGATGAATTGTGCGGTGTAGTTTGTATTGCCTGCGATTTGAAAGTTAGAAACATTTTCATAACGTTTGACAAAGTCTTTCGCTTCTGACATAGACTCGAAGATGACAGGTTGCATCGGGAGTCCGTCTAGAGTAGTCCAACCTTCTTGGCTTTCTCCAGACATGAATAGTGTAGGTTTAAATGGGATACGCGATTTGACAGAACTTCCTGTCTCATCGTACCCACGATATAGTAGTTTGTCGCCATATCGGACGACAGATGTATAGAATTTTTTAGTCATGTCCACCATTATACACGAAGTAATAGGGGGTGTCAATCAATAACGTGAAAAAATTTATGTCTATTCCAAGGTTCCTGTATCTTTCTATCACTATATCCATGATGATCCTGTGTGACTAAAAGACGTTTTGAAATCACCTGCGTTGTCGGCGTAGGGATTCCTGTCATATGTTGATCGGAATAATTAAAGTAAATTCCGATATCTCGACCAACACCTATAGTATCACATTTAGTCCAAGGATGTAAAGCGGTATTTTTGATTCCGTAATAATTAATTTCTGGTAGTTCTAGATGACGTGTAGTGTATGTTCTGAAAAGACGTTGCAACACACAGTAAGGTCCACAGTTGATAGGAAATGCATTGTTCAGAAGCATGTGATGGGCCCAGTGCGCAAATCTCTGATCCATGCAATACATACCCATGAACAATCCTATGTTTGCGTAGAGCGTGTTCTCTGCGTACTCAGAGAGTAGTTTGAACGTTTCGTAACGTTCTTCGATCAACCATGTGTCATGTTCCATGATCCAAAACTTTTCTTCTGACTCACCCTGTCGACGCATCAACTCCCAGTGAGAACACATACCTGCTTTCTCTGTAGGCGAGTGGTCATCCTTTTCTTTACCAGATAATATGTCTAGAGTCATGAGACTTTTGGACCAAGTGTACTTATCTACATGGTCTTGGAAGTCTTCTGATTGAGGGGTAATGGCGTCAAAGGTTTCGATGGAGTCGATATAACCTTCGTCGATCGCGCGTTGAAAAGACTGACGGGAGAGTGCAGCGTACTCTTCAGACCGTTCGTCTCCTTTCATTACAATCTGTATTGCTTTCATATCACTCACAAAAAAGGGGGATGTTACTCCCCCTTATTTATTACTACATTAGTTGTTGTAAACAAGCGCCCATTACAAATACGCTTGAAAAACATGCTATCATAAAACCCATATTATCCAACTGACTAGTTCTCAGTCCGAGAGGTTCCTTCCGTGATTGCATTATTACTCTCCTCGTTTAAAAGTTGTGGTCTCAATGTTTGAGTCCTGTTAATTTCAACCTTACGAGGCCGCTGAGAATCAGGGATTATTACCTCCAAACGGATGGCAAGTAACCCGTTCCTGAAATCAGCTCCCATTACTTCAACATACTCCGACATGCGGAATTGTCTTTCGAACTTCTTCGTTGATATACCCTTGTGGATATACTCTCGATCAGAATCTTTTATCTGCCCTCTAATGGTCAGTGTTCGGTTCTTTACTTCGATTTCGAGTTCGTCTTCCGTGAAACCGGCGACGGCTAGCTCGATTAGGTATTGATCCTCTCCCGTCTTTAGAATATTATGCGGGGGGAACGTATCACCAGAGTTGCGTGAGATTCGATCTAATTCATCAATCATGGTATCAAAACCAACGAATGCTGAACGTGGGAACAATTGCTTTGCTGTTAATGTCATGTTGTGACTCCTAAATAATTAGCAAGTTTAAAAAAGAACGCCCGATCATTCGGCACGTTCGATAGTATATATACAAGTTATGAGAATAAAAGTAACGTATAACTTGTGAATATGTTACTTTTCTGGATAATCTTCGTCATCATCAATTTCTATTAATGGCAAAGAATCATCTACCGACACAAGAGTCTCATTCTCAAGTAGATCGATGATGTCTTTTGTAACCCGCATATCCATTTCTAGAAAAGACATTCTTTGGTTAATCATATCCAGATGTTTATAATAAAAGTTTAACTCTTTTTCTTTTTCTAGTTTTTTGGCACTTATCTCTTTAAACGGGATAACGTTATTCTTCTTGTCGGCCATACAACTATTCCTTAGTAATACATTGACGGGTCTGGAGTTCCTTCTACCCCAAAAGAAAATGATACACGAGACTCCCTAGGAAATACTTGATGATGTGTTCCTCTAGGGAGATAAACGTACATGCCCGGTTCAAAATCAAATGGTTCTTCGTTATTGACACCCTCTACCTTAAGACCGACAGTACTGATAACTTGGACCAGAAACACATCCATAGAATCTTTGTGCCATGGATAAGAACCACTTGCACGGCCGAATCCACTAAATGCAATGTTTGTGATTTTGTTTGCATGTAAAGCAAAGACATCCTGCATTTCTTCATAGATCTTCTTCGCAAAGCCCGGCGCACTACCGCGACTGTGAAACGAATTTAATCCTATACGCATTTTGTCTGAGTTGCGATCGTAGAGATCATCCGGATGTGAGTCCATCATTTGCATGTACTCATTCCAATTATAGGTTTCTTCCATATCAAACGGCAAGTTACCTACGAATGGTGTTTTAGTTCGAATGTTCTCATCACGATCGTCAAAAATACCATAATATTCTGACATTATCAGTTGTTTCCAATATTATACTTCGGTTGCAAGTTCCAGATAGACTTGTCTTTGTATGAGATAATTTTGATTTGTCTCATTGGCGCACAATCAAGTGCAACCTCTTTATTAACTATTGCAACCAATCCCCAGTCTGCAAGTAAAGTCGCGATGGTGTTACGTCGTTCCATGTCGGAAACTTCCAAGTTTGATTTCTTACCGTCTAATAGAAACAATTCTTTGAAGTGGACGATGAAGTACCTACCCTGCTTATGCAAGATATGGCACGATTGAAATAGGGTATTGTCTCTACGCGAAGCAACCCCTATACGCGTTAATGTTTCTCTGACTTTCAGGAAGTCATCTGGTTCTGATAGACTGATTTCTAACATCATATCAGAATTCCACTGAACGAGATTATTCTCTTCCACCTTTGGATACCTTATTTTTAATAGTTTTTATTTGTGATTCCGTCAAGAGCCCTACAACTTGTTTCGCTTTCTGTTCACTGTAACCAAAATATTCCTTGATACACTCCATATCAGCTCTTTGCTCAGGTTTATCCCATTTAGAGAATCGCTTCTTCTTACGTACAATATTTATAAGAAAATCATATTGCATCTTAACATCTAAGTGGTGCAAACGGTTCATTTCGTTAGATAATAGTATCGTATCCGGAAAATATGACAATGATCTATTCACAACGAACCCATTATAATGATTGGAGTTGTCGGGATCTTGGTCAATTAAGTTTATCTTTGTGTCGTTTATAGTCTTTAAGAAGTCGAAGGGACTCACGCTTTAATCTCCACAGCTGCCATAACTTCGGTCATACATGCGACAAGATTCAGTTCGTGATCAGCAACAAACGCATTCTTGTATTGGTAATCCGCAAGGATAAGAACCAACTGAGGAATACTATTTGGTGCAACGAAGTCGTACATCTTATCATAAACACCACGGAAGATTGAAGCTGGTTCAACATCAATATTGTTGACTACCCACGATCTCATCTTCTTAAAGTTCTTCTCACGGATTGCGCTGAATAACTGTGTGTAAGTATCAGAAATATCCACACTCACGCTATTAGACACATTGAGTGTACCGGAGACCGATCCCTTCTGACACTCATTCAACACACGCCTCCAATCTGGTGCATGTTTCATAATAATATTAGCTAACACATTCTTGTCGAACTCCACACCTTCTTCTTGCAAGATTCCTTGGAGTCGCTGCATAAACCCACCACATAACGAGGTCATAGTTTTCTTATCGAAATTGAAAACGTATTTAGAACACCTTGAATGCAAAGGCGCTATAATTTTATTCTCGAAGTTACACGTCATGATGAAACGACAGTTGTTAGAGAACTCTTCGATGAACCCACGGAGAGCAGGTTGCGTCGATTGGGGATTTAGGTAATCTGCCTCATCTAGGATGACAACCTTGTAACCGCCGGACAAAGACACGGACGATGCGAACTGTTTGATCTTACCTCGCAGTGTGTCGATATTACCTTCTTCCGACCCGTTGATGACGATGTAGTCTAGGTCTAGTTCCTCACATATCGCACGTGCGACTGTGGTCTTACCAGTACCGGCAGTGCCGGTGAACATCATGTTGAGGATTTCACCACCATCCACAATGTTTTGAAATGTTTGTTTTAGATCATCCGGAAGGATAGTCTCAGAAACTTTCTTCGGGCGATACTTTTCAACCCACAAAAACTCATTGCTCATGTACAACTCCATAATGTAAAATAATGCGTGGGGTCTATTATACTACAAACCCCCCTTTCATGTAAACCATTTTAGACAATATTTGTTACAATTTTTCGTTAGCATATCCGTGATTGATCTTTGCATGATACATTTCATCACGACGAACACACACAATCATATCAGAGAGCATTGCACCCTTCTGTAAATCTATGTAATAATCTATGGCGATCTGTGGAGCAGGAACATTTTCAATCTTGCCCGACTCAATCAGATATAGGTAGTTAGTATAACTTTGTACAGCCTCTTCTTCAAAGTATCCCGTCATACGATGCGCGGTGCGAGGGAATAACATATACATCAACAAGTAGTAATGCCAGAATACAAACTGCACGAAGATGATCAGAACCCTCTCTAGAATAGAAGGTGAAACAATCTCCATGAAGAACATCAAGTGTTTGCGTTCATTGGTCGCCTCATCAAGTAGTTCTTGGATCTTGGTACCGTTACCCTTCTGCAGTCTGCGTAGACTATATAGGTGAGTGAGCATACCACCGACCATGCCGGGAACACCCGCTACGGTCTCTAGAATAAGAGCACGTTTACCATAGTTCTGTCGGAAAAAAGTATCTGCAAAAAACCTAAAAAAAGCGGTCATTGATCTTGCAAACGCATCTGATATTTTTGTAGTAATATTCACGTCTTATCCAAAAATGGTGCCGCCACCACGAATCGAACGCGGGACCTACTGATTACAAGTCAGTTGCTCTACCTGCTGAGCTATAGCGGCATGTTCTGTTTCAGTTTTTCCTTACTTCTTTCTGTAAGGGACCTTACTATGTATATGCGCGTGAACGCTACAAACGATATTCCAACAGTAAGAATTGTGGACAAAGTTAGAGGATCTGTAATGTTCCACTTAACAACCGCTAACCATGTGTAGAAAATGTTAAGTGGATAGTTAATGACCGTCCCAAGTGCAACATGAATAGATGTTTCTTTGAAAATGAGAGGATCATAAAACTTCATAAAAAAGGGTTCGTGGGTATATAAACATTATAAAAAAATCATTCGCAGGCAACAGGTAACCCACGAACCCAAACTAGTTACTCGGCAGATTCTTCTGCCTTTTGTTGCGTAAGAGTCTCATAAAGAGCCACAACCTGAATCGCTTGGTCGCGCAACTGGCCAATGGTAGTAAGTTCTTCACCTTTGAAACCGCCACGAGTCACGACGGTATCTACAACCGCGACACAGGAACGTGATACGCGATTTGCAAGTTCGTTGAATGTTGCTTGTTCTTCAGTCATATTAAGCTCCGTATGTTGATGACTTTTCAAGTGCAATAAAATATTGCGTGTTAGAATTAATTGATCGGAAGTGTGATATCAACTTAGTTGAAATTGACACCTCGTAGTCTTCTCCCATCAACTTCATGTTACCCACACCCATGACAAAGTTGAAATCGGTATCCACAGAGAATTGACCTTCAACCAAAATAGAGTATGAGTTGGAAGTCGAATCATTGGTATCAATCACAGACACTTCAATAGAGTTCCCATTGGGACGGATTGAGATGTTGTCATATCCAAGAGCAGACGACGCACGTTTGATCTTACTTAGGGTTTCGTTAGTAAGCAAGAATTTGACTTCACACTCAGGCATGACAATATCTTTCTTAGGTGCAGAGAGCATCTCAGGGTCAGAGTAGAAGTATTTCACCGATGATAAACCACTGCCATCGGATACAGTGCAGAAGTTATCCCCGAAAGTAATTGAAGGATTGTCAACTAAAGACAATACAGACAAAAATTCTGACAGGTCATAAATCCCAAATGTGTTCGGGAAGTTTTCTTCGATCTCAGCACGGGAGACGATGTTTTTTGCGATAGACATAGTCTTCAGGACGTTACCGCCATTGACTACAATGTTTGGATTGATAGTCGAGAAGTTACGCAGTATCTCGACCGTGCGACTAGATAGTTCCATTGTTTCTTTCCTCAGTTAATATGGTGACCATTATATAACACTTCATACCCACTTGTCAAGTGGTTTCTCTCATTCGACTGAAGTTTTTGTCCTTAACGAAAGTAAGTTTACGTTCAAAGTGGGCATCTTCAAGTTCAGTCTTGTGTGAGATTACAAACACATTAGTGTCTTCCTTTAATGTGTCAATAATCTTCATAAGGTTGTCGACACCCTCCCCATCGAGAGACGAATCAAAAGTCTCATCAAGGATCAACAGGTTGGTCGACACAGAATTTTTCATCTTGGCTATTTGTCGCCAAGTGAATAGTAGGGACAAATCGATACGTTGTTTCTCACCCTCGGAGAAAGAATCATATGAGAACGTGTCGCGGTAACGTGACCGGATAGTCTCACTAAAACTATCGTCCAACTCAAAGTGGACAAAGAAATCTAGAATCTGTAAGTATTTGTTGGTCAACTCATTGATGACCGGCACGTACTGTCGAATGATTTTAGTCTTGATTCCGGTATCACGAAGCAACTCACTAGCGATACGATTGTATGAAGATCTTTCGGTCAATTTAAATTTATCATCGGTCAGTCCATGTAATTTAGAGTCCATCGTCGTTAGATCTGTATTAGCTTGACCCATATCACCATCACTATCAACCATGTTCTGCAAATCTTGTTGGATCTTACCGATGGATCGTTGAAGTCGGCCGATAGTCTGATTGTTGTTATTCAGAGTATTCTGATCTGCAAGACAACTGGACATCTGTTCTTCTAAGGAATTAATCTCTTCTTGATATTGTTTCTGTTGAACCTCAGCTTTATCCATTGCAGACTTCAGTTCTTTTGCCTTAGAAGTTGCAGCGTCCTTCTTATTATTACGCAAGTCTTCTGCGATATCCTGATCACATGTAGGGCACACCTCATTATCATCAAAGAACTTTGCCTCTTTAACCACAGATCTTACCTGCGACTTAAACTGGGCATAGTATTCGTCTAACTTACTCTTATTGGTACGTATATTGCATAAACTATCTGTGATGGTCGGCATCAAATTATTGACGGTTTCGGACAGTACTTCATTTGCAAGATTGAGCTCCGCAATCTCTGACTGAAGATCTGCAATATCCCTTTCCTTGTCTTTACGTTGCTGGGTGTTAATAGCAGTGAGATCACGAATGTACTTCTTTTGAGAAGATATACGTGTCTTGACCATCTCAATAGAGTGGTTGTTGTTCTCAAGCTCGCCTTTGAGGAGAGAGATTTTCTCCTTGAGTATCACATTCATTTTGGAAAATATGTTAATATCAAGAAGGTCTTCTATCACGTCACGCCGAGAGGTTGAGTTGAGTTGCATGAACGGGACAAAAGACGACGAGCCGAGAACAACAATTTGGTGAAAACTCTTGTGAGACATCTGTAGGACGTTCTTCTCAAGAATCTCTTGATATTCTCTTGCGTGTGAACTCTGGTCGATCATAGTACCATCTTTCCAGATTTCAAACTTGGCGGGTTTGATTCCCCGCACTACACGGTACTGTATACCATTTACAGTAAAGTTAACTTCGGTGATACATCCCTTATTGTTGATAGTGTTAACCAACTGGTTCTTGGTGATCTTACGATGTGCCTTACCAAACAACGCAAACGATAACGCGTCTAACATTGTGGACTTCCCCGCGCCGTTCTCACCAACGATTAGGTTAGTGGAACTATCTAGGAAGTTAATTTCATTATAATAATCACCAGTAGAGAGGAAGTTTTTCCACTTCAAGGTTTCAAATTTAATCATGCGATTTCTACAGCCTGCGCCTCAATCATTAGTTCAGATACCACAGACTTGATACGATCTTTGTCTAAGTCTGTTTCTACTTCTTGGATGTAATTATACACCAAAGTTTCGGTGTCGTCAACAGTAATATTACTATCACTTACATTCTCTCCACGGAACTCTTTAAAGTCTTCGGCGATTTTCAACTCATGTAATTTCTGTTGTTGGATTCTATCCACATATCGTTCAAACTTCTGCATGTCGGATCGGTTAGAGACAATAAGCTTAACGAACTTACCGTCGAGGTACGAAAGATTTTCAAAGTAATTGATAGTATCTTCGTCATAGTAGATCTTATGAAACAGAGTGACATCATTTTGAACTGGTGTCAACTCGCGCGTTTCTGTGTCATAGATGTGAAAGTACTTGGGATCGTGTGCGTCGTTCCAGAAGAACTCCATCTGTGCACCAAGGTAGTGAATGTTACCTTTGCTTGACTTGGTGTGGAAGTGCCCGGATAAAACAGTTTCAAACTTTTGTAGTGGTTTAGGGTCCATACCCTCTTTACAGACTAGACCCTTATCCATCTCAAATCCAGCCAACTCAAAGTGACCGCCGATAACATCCGCACCACAGTTATCTAGAAACGTCAAAATCTCTTTCTCATTTTCAGGACAGATCCAAGGGACAAGACCGAACTTGACGCCGTCATACTCACGCACGATCGGGTCCATGAGGATGTCCACCTCATTCATATAGTGACCCATCAACTCTTTGAGAGAGTTAAGACCGTTGGTATTTTTGTAGTAGACATCGTGGTTGCCAGGAATGATGTCCATATGGATATTATATTCCCGCAACCTGTCTAAGAAAATTCTTCGGTTATGACTGAGCGCCTTGAGGTTGACAGTCTTACGGTTATCATAATAATCACCTAGGTGAAGGATCTGGGTGATGCCATTATCTTTCAAATAAGGAAAGAACACTTCACCGTAGAATCGTTCTTGATAATCCATAAAGATATCAGAAGAATTACGACACCCACAGTGAGTATCGTTTAGTATTGCGATTTTCATAAACTCTCAGTAATTGGAGCGGGATGTAGGGATTTCACCTACTACAGGGAAGGGTATTCCCTGTCTCCATAACGAACTCCCGCGTTAAACTTTTACTAATTTAGACACACATTATACTATAGTGTGAGGGGTTTGTCAAGTTTAATCTGAAAATCTTCCGTCCTTTATGAGGTGGTGTAGTCGGTGTGTGAAGATAGTCCACATCATTCTATAAAGTCCGATAAGTCCGAATCAACATTTACTGCGCGGCGTTTGCGTTTCTTCTCTTCTTTGACATACTCTTTGAATTCATGATCAGAAGATTTAACTGCGTCAATCCTCATACGTAAAGAGTCTATGAAGGGAGATGCTTGTTGAGAAGTATATCCATCATCCTCGAGTGATTCTGCCAGAAAATCCATTACATCGGCTTCAGCAATAAACTTAAGTTTGATGTTCTGCTGTTTCTTCTCTTTCTCAATCCTACGAAGAAAGGCAAACCAAGATATCTGAGTGAAATATGCGAACGCATTTGGTTTGCCACTACGAGTTGCGGCTTCTATATTATAATTCTCAATCGCTTTGAGCATGTTTTCTACTGCATCCATGACCATCTCTTCGCGGTAAGTGTATCGAACAAAGTTTCCTTTATGAGACAGACCCTCGGCGATCTTAAGAAAGCAAGATGCGATATAATCCGTAACAACCGGAACTGGACTTTCATTGGATTTAGCTTCTCTAGCTTCAGTGCAGTACTCCACTACCGCGTTTGAGAACTCTCTATTACTTACGTAATGTGGTTTTTCTTTTGGTTTCATAATATACAACTCGATTAATTAAGAACATATTATACTATAATTTACAGTGTTTGTCAATGCGCTTGACAGATTGCGTTTTATAGTGTATAATATATTTGTTGCCGAGGCAGGATAATATACTAATTAATTGTCATCCCACTAATGTCGGAATCAATATCTTCATCACTAAATTTAATATCCATTTCATCAAGAAAATCATCTAAGGACAATGACTCATTAAAGTCATCTTCCAGTTTATTATTTTCATCTTCTTCAAGATATTCAGACATTTCTTTTAATGCGTTACCATATTGATTTGTCATCTCCTCTGTTGGAACAGCGATGGACATTATCTTGTCGGTAAATACCATAATTACATTCATCGGTGAGTCTTGATAAACCATATATGTTTTAAAAGCAAAAAACTTAGTGCCATCATTCATTGTTTTAGCTGTAAGACTCAATGCATTTCGCACTATAAAAGAGTCTTTCATTTCACTAACTAACTCACAAATAAGTTCCTCACCCGTTACTAATTTCAAATGTTTAATCGAAGAGGTCGTCTCCATATTCTTCTACTCTTATGGGTTTAAGGTCAATAGGATAGATCTTATAATCAAATCCTTCTCTAGTATATATCTTGATTCTTTCAGCGCTATGTTTCAGTGTAAAATTCTTATGAGATTTGATATGGAGATCATCAGCGATATCAATAAGCCTAGTACTCCTACCGTCGTCAGACTGACGAAGGCCACGACCAATCGATTGGAGCACTTTAACTTGAGATTTTGATGGTGTCGCAAATACAATATTATGCAAGTTGCGGATGTTGATGCCAGTGCTGAAAGTGCCAAGAGAAGCGACAATAATAGCGTCATTTTCTTTTTCTACGATCCCTCGTATTTGTTCACGATCAGTAGCATCTACTTCTCCGGACACGTAAAATACTTTACGGTTTTCGGAAGATAACTTACTGATCATATCGTATAATACCTTTCCGTGTTTCTCTACAAACTGAAACATTACTAAGGTATTCCCTGTTTGATCCAACGCAACTTTGCTAATAAACTTATTGCGCGGTTCATATGTAACAATGTAATCAAGTTCTTCTTGATAACCTTTGTCTTTCATCATGTGACAGATATCGTTGTGATATCGTAATAACAAGATAGATATGTCCAACTCTGCTAGTTCTTTAGACTTTTGCAGCTCCACCGTGCGGGTAACAGTAAGTGTTGGACCAAACAGTCCTTCTAGGACCAGTTTGTTAGTTTCGGTACCATCGAGAGTACCTGTGAGACCAAATCTGTATTTGGCATTGATACACTTGTCCATCATGGTAGTGAGGGACTTTGCTTTAAAAAGGTGTACTTCATCACCAAAGACAGTGCCAAATTGTTCGAACCATTCTCGGCCAAACTTATAGATAGATTGCCATGTGGAAATGATGATGCGTTTTTCGGTAGTCTTTTCTTTACCTGAGTAGATACGATGACAGAACTCATCTACATCATACCCATAGTCTTCGAAGTCTTTGTACATTTGTTCTACAAGAGATGTGGTAGGGACGACTACCAGAATTTTTTCATTAGTGACCTCAAAACAGTACCGAAGAAGATTATATATGATAAATGATTTACCGCTACCAGTAGGACTAAGAAGAATACAGCGTCGGTGCTCAACGCCGTGTGAAATAGCTTTGTACTGATAGTCTCTAGGTTTGAAGGGTGAGTCAAGAAGAGATAAAAACTCGACCAAAGCAGGATGATCGATGTCTTCTCTAAACGACGGAATTCCATACGTTTCATGTTCAAGTATCTCTAACTGGTAAAATCTGTCCGCACAAAAACGACGCAGATGTTGGTATAATCCTACATTCATTTGTTTCGACACTATGTTGTAGAGCTTAACTCTACCGTCCCAGTGTCGAGACTTATACGCTGGCATATATTTGTAGCCAGGTACGAAAAAGGAGAAGTACTCCCTCAACTCGTTTTCTTGTGCCGGATGAGCCTCTACCATAAAATGGGAGTGGTCTTTCATCCGTATGCGAATCTTATTATCCACCGGCTTCGAACTTTCTCCAATCAATCATGTTCTTGATGGTCTGGTGTCTCCACTTAAGAGTGTCAACAATCTCTGTTGTGGTATTTAGTACTTCCTTAAGATACGCTAATCGTTCTTTTGATTTTTGGATTTCGGGGTCAGCATCATAGTATAAATCCATGTCGCCTTTTAAAACCTTTAATCCGTTAAGTGGGTCCAAGTCCCACCCTGTAGACCGAAGTTCTTCTTCGTCCATCTTACCATTATAGTACTTCCACTTCTGTAGAAGTAAAGTTTTCTGCGAATTTTCTGCACGCTCGATCTGTAGTTTTGCTAGAGACCGGTATCGCATATACTTCGCATGTAACATTGGTGTTTGTCGTGATATTTCATCTAGCTGGTGCTTAGGGATATCACAGTCTTCTTTCCATTCTTGTTGAATAGATTCTAAATCCATAGTATAAACTCAAATAAATAAACGTATATTATATCATATATTGACTATATAATCAATACAATCTTTCCAATAATCTTCATTGTGACCAAGTACATAACTCAGGGTCATTCTGTAACAGTTAGTTCTCGCAGCATGATAAACTACTTGGTCGGTGTCGTATGAACCAAAGTATCCAGCTTTTAACTGCCATCCTTGTTGATCGGGGATTTCAATAATCGCTTTTGTTTCCGGATCAACATATCTGAACCACCCGTCACCTCTCTCTGACCATGTAAAGATCAGATTAAAAGCAGATGCATTCGCGTTATTGTGCCACCCAATAAATCCGTTCGGTGGATATAGAGTAGACAACGCACTTGTTTCTAAACCAAGTTCTGTTTTTATTTTACCGTCAAGATGGGACCATGTCTTTGCATACTCTTCGGGATGCGTCCCACGATAAAACTCAACTTTGATAGGGTGACACACAGAGTTCTCTGCAGCGCCCAGATGTCGTTCTCCCATATTTATTATACGATGCATTTCATCTTCGCCCGTATAATGATCGGACATTCCTGCTTGATCGGATCTCAATACAAGATTAGTCTTTTCTGGTTGATAGAGTTCACGATAAGTGTAACGAAACTCTTCTAAAAGATCAAGAACATTTCTATTTTTGATCTCGTATTTTGAAAGAGTCATTTAGTCGTTGTCTACCAAAATAATATCAAACGTTGCTGAAACTTGTGTTTGTTGACCAGCCACAACATCAATCTTGATGTCGTTTTTTTCTGGAATAACTAATGGGACTGGATATTCAATATCCAAACTTTGACCACCTGCAGCGTTTAGGTTTGCTTTGATTCGGAATACGCCACCATTTAAAATTTCACGACAAAACAAACGATAGGTCATACGTGAGTT